GGCCCTCCTCGAACCAGCGGATGACCTCGCCCTCGTCCTGAATCTTGCGTGCTCCCATGGTGCGCTCCCTTCTGAACGTCCTCACTGACGGTCACAGAGTTGCACACGCTGTGTGACAATGCAAGTGAGTTCGTGTATGTTGCACGCATCGAGCAACACCCACACCAGCGAGGGGAGATTCAGATGGCGAAGATTGAGGTCACCGTGTGCGACATCGACCAGGCAGAGGTCGGCAAGGACACCACCCAGTACGTGATCATCCGAGGTGGAGAGGAGAAGGTGCTCGACCTGTGCAAGGATCACGCCGCCCCGATCGAGGCGCTGCTCGCGGGCGGCGTCGCGACTCAGCCGATCAAGCAGGCACCCGTGAAGAAGACGGCAGTGAAGAAGGCGACCACGCCCGTCTCCCGCCCTCGCGCGAAGATCATGACCCTGGATGAGATCGAGGCGCTGAAGACCTCATGAGGCACAGAGACGACACAAGACCCCCACCCGCAGAGGTTGCAGGTGGGGGTCTTGTCGTATCAGAGCTCGTCTTCAGAGACGGCGGAGCCGTCCTTGTTCAGGAGCCCGAGTGCGGTCAGAGCCTGGAGGGCCACAGCGACCTTCGGCTCGTCGGCGTAGAACACAGCGGCTACGGACGCGAGCAGCGCCACGGTGCCGAGGATCGCTCGGCCCTTCCGCTGGTACTTGTGAGGCAGGACGTTGAGGAGCACGCTCGCCTTGGACTTGCGGTGCTTGCTCATCGGCGACCGCACTGCTTCTGGAGGGCGACGTAGCCAGCCGGTCCGATGCGGGTGTCCCGCGCGACGCCGTAGTTCTTGAACTTGGGGTTGCGCTCATGCCACGCAGCCACAGCGGCCTCGGTGTTCTTGCCGTAGAAGTTGGACGGGGCACCGGGGATCTTGTAGCCGAGCTTCATCAGGAGCTCCTGGATGTCCCGGACCTGGACGTGCGTGGCACCGGGCTTGACCGCCGAGGAGAGCTGGTAGATGGGGTTCGGCTTGGCCGGAGCGGGCTTGACCGGGGCAGGCTGCGCGGGAGCGGGCTTGGCCGGAGCCGGAGCCGGGGCAGGCTTGGGAGCCTCACCCTTGTAGGCCGGGTCCGCCGACACGATGCCTTCGGGGAACTTCGGGTAGCCGTAACCGAAGACGTGGTCGGAGCGACGCTCGCGCTTCTTCCGGTAGACGCCGTCACCCTCAGCGGAGCCGTTGTCGTTGGTGTTGCCCTCGACCGTGTAGATGTAGTCGGCGTCGTAGCTGATCACGATGCCGGTGTGCTCACCGCCACCCGGACCGTAGAAGACCTGAGCGCCGACAGCCGGATACTCGCTGAAGCGACCGAGCTTCTTGAACCAGGCCACGCCCGCCACGCAGCTCGCAGTGCGCGGGTAGAGGTCCGCAGCGCCAGCCTTCAGCGCGACCCAGGAGCAGAACGTGGCGCACCACGCCTGCCAGTCCGCCCACTCCAGGCCAGGGATCTGGGCGGCGTACTTCTCCTTGTTGTTCCAGTGGCCGTCCGCCGACTTGCCTTCGTGGTAGCCGACCTCTGCCGACGCGATGTCGATGACCTGCTGAGTGATGCTCACTCGATACTCCTTCGGGTAGAGCGAAGGCCCCGACTCGATGTGAGCCAGGGCCTTCGCGCGGGTTGATCAGATCCGGGGGCCTGAGACCAGGTGGTTGTCCAGGCGCTCAGACACAGCCAGGCGCTCGACGCGCTCTTGGCGAAGGTCAGCTCGAAGGCCACCGATCTCGGAGCCGTGCTGACGAAGGACGTCCAGTACCTCGCGGACGTCGTCATGAAGCCGATCCATGTCATCGCGCAGGTTCGTGCTGTGGCTGTTCGCGACCTGGTCGCGGGCTTCCTGCGTGTTGTCCCTGACCTCTGTCAGGGCCTTGTGCTGACGTCGCATGAACTCGACGCAGACACCGATGAGGGTCACAAGGATCGTGCCTCCGGTAGATACGAGAGCCACCTGAACGGTGGGCTCCATTGCGTTGGTCATGAGGCCAGGGCCTCGACCAGCTTCTCCAGCTTCTCGATGCGAGCCTGCTGGTCCTTCACGACGGCGAGCAGAGCCACACCGAGCAGGTCGTAGCGGACGGAGTCGATCTCGCCATCCATGTAGGAGACGATCTCGGGAAGGGTCTCGGCGACCTCCTCTGCGATCAGGCCGTACTCGTCCTTGCGGCCCTCGACCAGCTCACCCTCGTCGTTCTCGGTGGCCTTGCGGTCGTAGATCACAGGACGCAGGGCGAGGATGTCCTTGGGGTTGATCTCGTAGCTGCGGACGTTCTCCTTGAACCGGATCGAGGAGGTGTTCCGGCAGAAGTTGTGGTTGCCGTCGACCCACACCGCGTACCAGGTGGAGCCCGAAGGCGTGTAGCTGTGCGGTCGGTCCGAGCCGTTGGCCCGGTAGATGACATCGCCATACGACAGGTAGCTGTGCGTGTGGGAGCTCGGCGTGAACGTGCTCGGCTTCGACGTGATGCTGTTCCAGTCGTGCGCGTGCGTCGAGGGCGGGAAGGTCGCAGGCTCGCCCGTAATGTCGGCCCACGCGGTGGTGTGCGGAGCCGGGGTGAACGTGGTCGGCTTGCCGGTGACCTCGGACCAGGTCGGGGCTGTGTGCGTGTGCGCGCTCGGGGGGAACGTCGCAGGCTTGCCCTGAATCGTCGTCCAGTCGACGGTCGGTGCCAGGTCCATCCAGGCACTGCCGTTCCAGAACTCCCACTTGCCAGTGTCGGAGTTGAGCCCGAGGCGACCGACGCGAGGAGTGGTCGGGCGAAGCAGCGTGCTCCAGGAGCCGATCCGGCTGCCAACGAAGCGGCGCTGGTCGGTGACGCTGCCAGCCGAGATCGAGGTGACGTTCGCACCCACCGAGACGTTCGCCAGGCAGATCTCGTAGATGCCGGTGTCAGTCTGGGTCAGGGCTGGAGTGCCGCCGCCAGCCGAGCCCTTGATGACGGCCAGGACGATGCTGTTCGCAGTCGGGTCGAGTCGAAGGACGATGCGGTCCATGCGAGCCGCCGTGTCGGCAGCCGCGATCGTCAGGTTCTCGACCGCCGTCGAGGAGTAGGCGTGACCGCGAATGACCGCCAGGCCCGGCTGCACCGTGAGGATCATGCTGGTGCCAGCGGAGGCGACTCGCAGGTCAGGGGCGGACGAGGACGATGCGACGCCCGTGTCCTGAAGCTCCCTGAAGAAGGCGCTGTACTGGGACTCGGTGACGCTCTGGGCGTCGAAGGGGTAAGAGCTCTGGGCCACTGGGGGTCCTTCCTTGTGGGCATGGAAGAAGCCCCAGGCCGTGAGGCGCAGGGGCTTGAAGGATGCGGGTGGGGTTACAGGACGTAGGTTGCTGAGAAGCGGACCGTGTCATTCGCCGCCAGGTTGTACGTGTTGGTCGTTCGGATCGTGACGTCTCCGTCCGGAGTGATGTCGCACTCTCCATCCGCGTAGCCCGTGGAGTAGAGAGCGGTCATCGTGTTCCGGGGGCGGTAGCCATCCGGGATGTTGCAGCACACGGTGTCCGCCAGGTTGTACGGGGCGGACGATCCGGTATTCAGCGCCGTGACCACCTTGATGTCGGCCTTGACCGTAGCCACTCCGTTGATCTTCGTTGCGAAGAAGTTGTTCACGGAGAAGCCTGTCGTGGCCACACATCCAGAGGTGGTCGTCACTGGGGCTGCGACAGGTGGGGGGTAGAGGGCTGCGCCCATGTGCGGGGTCCTTCGGTTGCGCTGAACTTCAGTAGGGATGGGGTCAGAAGGCCGGGCCGATGTCCTCAACGATGAGGTGGCTCAGGCCGGTGGGACCGGTGATGTATCGGACGCTGCCGTAGGTTGCCGCAGCGCGCATCGCCCTGGTGCAGATGGCAGCCGACACCGGGCCTGCGGGCGGGTCGCTGAGTACCCACTCCGCGAAGACGCCGTTGCCAGTCAGCGAGTCGTCGTCGTAGACGGTGGTCTGCGTGTAGCCCAGGCTTGTGCTGGTTACCGTCGCGGTGCCGGAGCCGGTGGCCCATCGGCACGACGTCATGGCTGCCTGCTTGGCGTAGCGGTAGGTCGTCTGATCGCCGACGCCGTCAGCGTCAACGATGGCCGCCATGAACCTGATCATGTAGGCGCGACCGGCCTCGGCAGTCCAAGTGATGGCGTATGCCCTCGTCTCGGTGTCGCCGACGTAGCCACTGGTTACCAGCGGAACGAAGGCGACGATGCCCTTGGCCGCGACGCCCTTGGGTGGTGGGTAGAGTCCTGCTCCCACAGGGAACTCCCTTCTGTCACAAGGGGTTACGCCAGCGCAGCCCAGAAGCGGTTCGCTCCGTTCTCGATGGCGCTGGTCGTGATGGATGCCGGGGACGCGGTCAGCGAGGTGGCGCTGAGCATGCCGAACCGCTTGACCGGAGTGAGGCCGAAGGCGTTGGGCGGTGAGCCCGCAGCGTTCTCGTAGGCCAGGCACATCGGACCGTCGCCGGTCGTCGTGTTGTAGATGAACCGCCAGGCGATGTAGTACGTCCCGGCAGCCAGCGTGGTCGTCGCGGTCAGCGGGGCGAAGGAAGCACCACCACCCGCAGCGTGCTGCTCGGCAGGCTCGTACGCCACCGTTGACAGGTCGCCGCTCGTCGCCACGCGAGTGCCCGAGCTGTTGTAGATCGCAGCCCAGGAGCCGGTCTGGAGACCGCCCGCGTACCCGAGGAAGTGCCAGACAATCTTCGAGATCGACTGGCTCTGCCGAAGCGTGACCGCCGTGATGCGGACGGCGGTCGTGCCCGTGTAGATGCCAGTCGACTGGCAGTTGGCAGGGTCTGAGGACCACGCCTTCAGGCCCAGGTCTTCCGGCAGCCACTCGTCAGCTCGCGGCTGGAGCTCCCAGTTCATCGCGCCACCAGGCGAGGCACCCGTACCGCGCTGGGCGTAGACCCTGCCGGACTTGGCGTAGACCTGAGCGCCGAGCGATGTGGTTGACGGGTCTGCCGCCAGGTTCTTCAGGCCGACCGCGCCTTCAACGCTGACGCGGGAGCCGTTCATCAGGTCGCTGGTGCCCAGTCCCACGTAGCCGTTGGCACGCTTGACGTAGACGGCGTAGCCGTTGTCCACCTCGGCGTCCGTGTAGCGGACCAGGTAGAAGTTCGAGCCCTCGTCCGCGCCCGTCTCGGAAGCCTCAGAAACGCCCATCACCCAGCGTCGCTTGTTCAGCTTGCGGAAGCCCATCACGCCGACATCCGTGTCGCTGATGGAGTTGATGATCAGCGAGGTGTTGATGACACTGCCGCCAGCGGTGGACGGTGCACCCACATCGGACGCACCCAGCGCGACTGCACCCGTCATGCCGTTGACCGAGGTGATCGCATCGTTGGCCACGGTCACGATCGCGCCGTCCGACTGGCGCACCTTCAGCTTGCCAGCCTCGGAGTAGACGATCGCGCCGTCAGTGATGCTCGAAGTCGGGACCGTCGCCGCGTTCTGCATGACCAGGTTGCCCATGCCACCGCCAGCCGCAGAGGCTGAGCCTCCGATGCGGACGTTCTTGTCCATGTAGACGTTGCCCTGCTGGAAGCGCACAGAGCCGGTGCTGCGCACCTCGAAGGAGTTGGCTGCGTTGTCGGCAGACTTGACCTCGAAGGGGTTCGAGGAGGAGCCGGAAGGCAGCGTGAGGATCATGGGCACCGTGGCCGTGCCAGCCGGACCCACCGGACCCTGCGGTCCAGTCGGTCCAGTCGGACCAGCCGGGCCAGTCGCGCCGGTCGTGCCCTGAATGCCCTGCGGTCCCTGCGGGCCTGTGGCTCCAGTCGCTCCGGTCGGCCCCTTGATGTTGCCGATCGCGGTACCCCAACCGGAAGCGCTGCGCTGCCAGATGTCGCCCGTGTCGGTGCGGAGGAGCATGTCGCCAGGCTTGGTGTCAGTGCTCGACGTCGCCGCGTTGTTCAGGTACCACTTCGCGCCGCCGACAGCCGAGGTGCCGACCTGGGTCCATACACCCGAGATCTTCTTGTAGATGGTCAGGTTGGTACTGGTCACACCGAGGAAGGTGCGGCTGTCGTCGTAGACGTAGAAGTCCCCGTCAACACCCTGCCCCGAGGTTGGGGCCGTGGTGCCAGACAGCCACTGACTGCCGTTCGTTCCGTTCGTTCCGTTGGTGCCGGGCAGGCCCTGCGGTCCAGGGGCTCCCGTGAAGCCAGAGACCTCGGCGCTGGGGATCACATTGAAGCCCATCAGACAGTCACCTCCACTCCACAGATGTGCACGGCAAGACCAGTCGAGCTGCCCTGCACCTCAATGACCTGACCGGCGATGTCCATCACCTGTGCCATGTCGAGGGTGAAGATGCCGTTCGCCGGGACCGGCGTGTTGGGGATGACCGTGAAGGTGCCCATCTTGATCAGGATGCTGGCCGGGGTGGTGTTGCTGTTGGCCACCAGGATGTTCGTGACGATGGCGTTCGTGTTCGCAGCCACCGTGTAGACGGCGGTCAGCGTCGTGGAGGCCGCGCCTCGGAAAAGCTTCTTGGGCGTATTCGCCACTGGTTACCACACCCCCATGATTCGCATGATCTGATCGTCTGAGCTCGCCCCGCCACCGGAGCTGTTGCGCTCCAGTTGGGACACTCGACTCTCGGTGGACTGAACTCGCTTGGCGTATGCCGCCTCGGCGTTGAAGCCGGTGGCGTCCCCGAGGAGAGCGCCGATCTTGAAGCCATCGGACGTCGCCTTCAGCACCATGCCGGTGACGGTGGCCACCAGCTCCTGCGTGTCCACGACGACGCTCACGACGTCGCCCATGTTCCAGTCGACGCCGAACTGCATGGCGCTGTCCTCCATTGGAACCGCCTGCACCGCAACGGCTGTGAAGCCCTTCTCGGCAAGCGTCTCCAGTCCGGAGTTGTCCAGCTCCTGGTCGTCGTTCGTGTTGCGCTGGTCCTGGAAGACCTCGATGCGTCGACCCCAGTCCGCCTCTGCGGCAAGGGATTCAGCGGTCGTAATGTCCTTGAACGTTCGGTCGACCAGCTCGCCCTGTCCAGCCACGATGACGTGCGTCGCGCTCGGAGGAGTGATGGCCACACGCTGACCGGAGAGCGTGTTGTTCATGACGTCGAGCCGGATGTAGCTCGCGCGGTTGGTGACCTGCCCAGTCTCGAAGACCAGGTTCGAGCCGCGCTGCACGATGCGGAAGGTCAGTCCATCCACGACGGCGATCTCGGTGAGCAGGTTGCCCAGCACCGGGAAGCGCGCCGACTTCTTGACGACCGAACCGCGAGCCAGGTTGGTGCCCATGATGAGCCCAGCCTTGCGTCGAGCTGCCGGTGCAGACGGGCCGACGTTGACGTTGACGTAGGAGTGCATGACCGTCTCGGCTGCGCCCGAGCGGACGTCGTGCGAGAGGGTCTGCGTGGTCGGGTTGAC